GACAATGAATCAGTATCAAAGTATAATCCCCCACAAAACTACTCACAGCGAGTAGTTTGTAACTGGCAAGTAATACCTGCCAGTATTGCTTGCCTAATCTCCGTTATAATTATAAAAACAAAAGGAGTTTAAAATGGCAGAAAGTATTACACCAGCTGGTATGATGATGAGTGGCGGCGACGGCCTATTTGGCGGTGGCGGTCTTATTGGTGGCCTTATTCTAGGATCACTACTTCGCAACAATGGTAACTTATTTGGCGGCGATGGTGCTGCAGGTGCAGCGGCTCTTCGTAGTCCGCCAGAGCAAAGTCAGGCTAATATGAGCCTAATGAACGCTATTGGCGAAGTTGGCAAGCAAGTTGCACTAGGTACAGCAACAGTTGAAACTAGCAATGCAACACAAACTGGTCAACTAACAAATGCGATTAACAGCTCAACTAGCGCTAATCTTATTGCTATTCAAAGTATTAAGGATAATATTAGTGCAAGTACTCAAGCACTAACGCAGCAACTCAACGGCGTTAATCAGCAAGTAATGGAAAACCGTTATGAGCTAAGCAAAGACATTAGCAATGATGGCGAAAAGACTCGTGCACTGTTAGTACAACAGTATGAGGCTATGCTAAACCGTCAACTCTCAGATGCTAACGCAGCTGTTATCGCACTACAAGCTAAGCTAGATAACACAGCCGCTGCTCGTGGTGTTGAAGTTACTACAACCAATAACATCAACCAGATGCAACAGCAACAGCAACAACAGCAACAGTTTGGACAACTTTACAATGTTCTCTGGGGCCTTGCTCAAAATATCACAGCCAATAATGGCGCAATCAATGTTGGCAGCGGCACACAAACCGCTAATCCAGTCAACACAAACACAAATATTAGATAATCTTTAATATTTTTGCCCCTGCAACCACAAGTTGTAGGGGCGCTTTATTGGGGACTATCTATGCAACGACAACGACAACGACAAGCACTGCCACTACCGTGGCCTGTACCAGTGCCTATGGTTCCACTAGTTCCATTGCCACATATAGGCCCACCACTAGTGTTAGATGATTTAGATTTACTAATAAACTATAATAACAGTAATCAGCCTGGACCACCTGGCCCACCTGGACCACCTGGCCCACCTGGACCACCTGGCCCACAAGGTGAACCAGGTCCACAGGGCCCGCCAGGCACACTAGCAAACCTACCAGTTACACTTATTGATACTAACACATACAGTGTAACTGCCGAAGAGTATTTCCTAGGCGTAATAGCAGACGGCGGCTGTACTGTAACATTGCCTAGTGGTACGGTTGGCAAAGTATTTATTATTAAAGATAGCATAGGTGATGCAACTGCCAATCCTATTACAGTTCAGGGTACTGGTTCAACTATAGACGGAGAACCAACCTATGTACTAGACAGTGATTGGGCTAGCATAGGCTTAATCTACAACGGCATAGAGTGGAATGTAACATGAGTTACAATAAACCACTAGCATCAACCACAGATTACGGTGTTGTAAAAGTAGGCAGTGGCATTAGTGTAACAAATGGTGTTATTAGTAGTAGTGGTAGCGGTACTGGTGGAGATGTAGGGTATTTCTACTCTGGAGTTACACAAACTAACTTACTACCAATTAATACGGTTACACTATCAAATACTACACTATCGCAGGGTATTACACTAGTAGCAGGTAGCCAACTAACTGTTAGTAAAACTGCTAACTATGCACTACAAGTAACCATACAATTCGCAAAATCTACTAGTGCTGGCAGTGCTGCTACAGGATTCTTTTGGTTACGTAAAAATGGCCTAGATGTAGCAGATAGCGCAACCGATGTAATTACTACTAGTGCAGGAGCAGGAGTAGTATTAGCTGTAAATTATACGCTACCATTATTAGCAGGCGACTATTTACAAATGGTTTGGTCTGCTAATACAGCAAACTCAGAACTCATATTCATACCAATACAAACAGGGCCACCTGCTATACCAGCAGCACCTAGTGTTCGTATGACATTATTACAAGTATAACAGTGTCAATAATAAAAATAATAGGAGAAAATCCATGGCATATAGCACACCACTAGCCTCAACTACCAGATATGGTGTAGTTAAGGTAGGTACAGGAATTGATGTAACTGATGGAGTTATTTCAGTTACACCAAATGGCATAATCAATGTAACCAGCGTAACAGATGCTCAAAGCCCATATGCGGTAACTAGTGATGACTATTATATAGGAGCAACTGGTCAAGGAGGTGGAATTACAATTGATTTGCCTGTAGGCACTAACGGCAGAGTGCTTATTATTAAGTCAGAAGCCGGTCAACCAAGTGATGTAACTATCGTACCAAATGGTGCACAAACTATTGAAAATGCTGCTAGTTATACAATACTTGCAGCTACGGACGGTAGCGTAACACTAGTCTTTAGAAACACTAACTGGAATGTAGTTTAACATAAATTAAAGAAGCAGTAAAAATGGACACAATTACGATCAGATTATCTAACGATACACAGCAGATGGCAGATATTCAAGCTATTAAACTAAGCGCACACAATATGGCAGGTGCAGCATTAGATATGGCTAAGAATGGTAGCATGGGTTACGATCAGTTCATTAGTATTAAACAGGACTTTGAAGATACAGTAGACGGTTTTTTCAAAAATTACAAACATTGCGAAATAACACACAAATAGTACTCCACTATGGCTGCTAGGTGCACATAGCAGCCATACTAGAGCATTATTAATTCCCTAGTAGCTCAGCGGTAGAGCAGCAGACTGTTAATCTGTTGGTCCGTGGTTCGATCCCACGCTGGGGAGCCAGGAGCTAAAGTGAAACAATTTGATATAAACGAAGTAAAAGACTATATACGTCAAAGTAGCCAGGAAAGTAAAATCTACCTAGGAGCAGACAGTGAGCGTACCAGGCTAGACAAAGTTTGGTGGGCGGACTATACTGTTGCCATTGTAGTACACATTGACGGCAAACACGGCTGCAAGATATTTGGATATCATGTTCGTGAGCGAGATTACGATCAAAAACGTAATAGGCCTAGTATTAGATTGATGACTGAGGTTTATAAGGTTAGCGAAATCTTCCTAGAGCTTAGAGATGTTATTGAAGACAGGCATGTAGAAATACACTTAGACCTTAACCCTCAAGAGTGTTTTGCTAGTAATCAGGTAGTACAACAAGCTATAGGATATATTCGTGGTACTTGCGATGTTGAAGCAATGATCAAACCAGATGCTTTTGCTGCAAGCTATGCAGCTGACAGACTAAAATTTATATTAAACCGATGAAATATACTAGATTTGACCTAGAACAATTGATACTTAAAAACTGGGAAGTAGTTACCGAGATTAAGCACCTACGTGAATTCATGGAAAGCAAGCCAACTCAAGATCAAGTTGAAAATTATTTACTTGGCTTGGAAACTATTTATGAAGTAAAATTTAATAAATTGTGGGATTGTTTTGAAGAACTTTGCCAAGACAAAAAGATTATAAGCTAAAGCCCTTTTAGTTAAATGGTATAACGGTTGATTTGTAATCATCAATTGGCAGTTCGATTCTGTCAAGGGGCACCAAGTTATAGTTGTATGAAGCTAATAGAAAAGTACTGCGGACAGGGGTTCGACTCCCCTCTGGTCCACCAGAAGTATATTGCACTTCACTGATAAGGAAGACTGGTCGGCTGTATTCAACTGGCTAGTGCAGTATACTTCTGATGGGCCAGATATGGTTTCGACGGGGTAAAGAGTATTGTGGCAGACAACTCGGCAATGCAGAAGCCGTAGGGTTAGGACTACCTGGCCATAGAAGCAAATTGAATAAATGCCAACGATGAGGTATTTGCCTTAGCTGCATAAGCTAGGCTGGGGTTTAGGCGGTTGACCTTATTAGCCAACAACCGCCACCAACAACACAAACAGAGGATATTATGGAACTAGAGTTTAAACATGCAGGCATGAGTGTTAGTTTTGAGTGTGATGGAGACGATCACTATGATCACGTTGATCTCCTACACAAAATCGCAGCTCTAGTTGAAGAGCTAGCTAGTCACACTGGGGTTAGTCTTGTAATAATGAGTGATTTTGTAGAAGATGACGATGACAGCAAAAGCACCGAAGACGAAAACTGGGCAGACTGATCGGCTAGAGTACATCAAGTTAACCGACCCTAAACTGTTTCTTCGTTGGTACTTGGATAAGTACAGCTTTGTTAAGGTAGAGTATATTCGAGTGCGGGCATAGTGTTTAACGGTAGCACATTAGTCTTCCAAACTAAAGGTAGGAGTTCGAGTTCTCCTTGTCCGCTCCATTAAAAAATTCAGCTTGTCTTTTTAAACGCTCCATGATAAAATATAATTTTATGGAGTAATTTATGTCTGCAGGAATTTATGCACTATATTGGTACGACAGAGATCTAATTTATATAGGGCAAGCTCAAGACTTGTATCGAAGAAAATCAGAGCACTTTAGATTATTAAAAAATAATTCTCATACTAATTATAAAGTACAATCGGCATATAACTTATATGGGTTGCCAGAATTTATAATAGTTGAAACAACAGATATTTCTAATCTCAATGACTTGGAAATTTGTTGGCAACAAGAATTTAATTCTATTAATAGTTTAGATATAATTAGTGCAGGCATCGTTGGCAGAGGTACATTAGCCAATAATTCAAAATATACTAAATTTAAAGTATTAAAAGTGTTTACCTGCCTGTATAAAAATTCATTTAGAACACAAAAACTGATTGCTAGTAGATGCAAGGTTGAGCATAGCTTGGTAAGCGATATTTACAAAGGAAATACACATCTATGGCTAAAAGAAGAATATCCAGAACAATATGCTATAATGAGATCTATTGATTACAAATCTCAAGCATATTGGGGCACTAATACCAAAGAATATAAAACGTTGCTATCTCCAGATAGACTTGAACTAAATGTAATTGAAAGTGTATTGAATTTATCAAAACAAATTCAATCAGGATATTATCCTGATCTAGAAGTAGAAGTAATAAGAAAAGGAATTAGTAGAGTATTATCTGGCTGCAGAAAAAGTTGGCGTGGCTGGACTCTACAAACTCAGTAACACACATCACATAGGATAATAATAATGAGTGTAACACTTAAAAACTTGGAAAGTGCGCTAGCAGGTGAAAGCATGGCACATATCAAGTACCGATACTTTGCTAAAGTATGTCGTGAAGCAGGCATGGAAGATGTTGCCAAACATTTTGAGCATACAGCAGATCAAGAAATCTTACACGCTTGGGGCCATCTTAAACTAATATATGGTGATCTAGATCCAGTAACTTGCCTGGAAATGGCTATTGCTGGTGAAACTTACGAGTATACAGAAATGTATCCACAGTTTGAGTCTATTGCCAAAGCTGAACAAGATACTATTGCGCTTAATGAGTTTAGAAATCAAATCTTAGAGAGCAGCCAACATGCTGAAGAATTTAAGCAACGATTGGCTAAAGCTGAAAAAGTGTTTGCTGCACTTAAACAAGTAGAAGAAAAGCACGCAAACCAATATAAACAAGTATTAGCAAAGGTGGCATAATGAGTAATGAGATTCATGTATGTCCAGTATGCGACTATGTTTATGAAAACGATCCAGATCGTACTGTACCGTTTGCAGAATTACCAGAAGATTACCTGTGCCCAGCTTGTAGCGTAGAGAAAAGTTGGTTTGAAACACAGTACACATAAGCCCCTTTAGCTCATGCTTGGTTAGAGCAGCGGACTCATAATCCGTTGGTGCCGTGTTCGACTCACGGAGGGGGCACCAAACACCACAACCCAGCTTAGGCTGGGTTTTTTGTCATAAAAAAATTATATTGACTTGTGTGCTGTGTTTTGCTATAATATTTATTCTGTGTTAAAGGAAAGGACTATGAAACAAGATAAACAATATGTTGTAGCTTTTCAACATCCTCAGGATGCTGGCATTGATCTAGAAATAGTGTTTGGTACAGATCCACTAGACGCAATGCTAAACTTTTTAGACTACGATCACGTT